CCTGTCATTGGAGAAGCTAATATACCAATCGCTGCGTAACCATTTAAGGGAACAACGAATTAGTAACCAACCCACCTCCATCCGCAAACTGCACGTCCTGGCAGACGTTTTGCGGTTAAGTGCATTACACTATAAGCAACAGGACAAGTCCGTTCTCCGTCTGGACAAGTTAGCCTCTGAGATACGCGAACACGCATATCATATAGAGGTTACGCCCCAGTACGAAGCACCAAAAGAAGCCAAATCTCTTGGTGATCTCATATATGGAATTAAGTTATGTAACAGAAGAATGAGAAACATAGCCTATGAAAGACAAGCATACGACCATATTCTCAATAAAGATCTAAAACTCTCATCATCATTGTCACACGATTTTGAATTTATACTCGGCTGTTGGCATTCATTAATAGCGCCAATCCTCATATGCGGCCGTGCATCATCTAAGAACATACATAAATGCTTTACCTACCTAGTTGATAACATCGAAAGGAAAGAGGATATTTCTCGAAAAATTTCCAAATACAGGTATTTAACCCAAGAATCAAAGGGTAAATACCGTATTTGTACTAAAGTTCGAGAAATAACCCCAACCTATAGGATAAATCAACTAGGAACAGCAAAGAACCTAAAAGTACTACAAAGACAATGTGAAATCAGCATACGACTCGGAAGGATTAGAGCTAGAAATACTAAGACTGGAAAAATCCTAAAGATGTTCAAATCTCCCTTAAGAGTTAAGGAGATGAGAAATCTTGTAATATTAAGCAACTTCGGACGATCCCTACCTATACTATCAGAACCTATAGATCACTTTCTAAGAGATGCTGCATTGCGATTCACACAAGAGCAACCCCCAAGCAACCCAAAGATTGAGAAGGAAATAGAAGATCATATTAAGAATATAATACTACCACAGATATCCCAGACTAAATGGAAAGAACTGAGAAAATTACAAAATAATCCAAGATTTAACGCATCTGCTTGCATAGAGCGAAAACTCGAGGATGGAGGAACCTACACATACTTCAGAGACTCATTATTAAGACAAGCTCAAAAGGCTGGCAAGTCAGTGACAAAAGTTCCTATCGAAGAAGAAATCACTAAAGAAGAATGGTGGAATGAAGTTATAAGAAAAGCAATGTCACCCAAAAGAGGATCTGTACCATTACAGATCCAACCAATCAAAGAGAGAGGAGCAAAAGTAAGAATACTAAGTAAAACTACTGCCTCAATCTCTGCCATTCTAACTAAAGTTAACGACCAATGTGTCTCCATTCTAAAGGAGATCCCCGGAATTGCAGAAGGGTTCAAGCTCCATAGTAAATCTCTCAAGAGAAATGCTATTGGAGCCACTGAGGTTATCCATCGATTAACACGCAGTGGACAGACCCAGCTCAATATGTACGAAAATGATTGTAGCGAAGCTACAGATCATATTCACACATCTTATGCTAGAGTCGTCATAGAAACATTGGGGAAATGTCTTAATTGGACAGAGCTAGAAAAGAGCATAGCCCTAAGAACAGTAAGTCCAAGAGGTACAGAAAGACATTTCATTATTAAAGACAGGAACATTACTCCAAAATCAGATACCATCAAATATCATTGCGATGATTGCCCATTTATCCATCCAGCCACGATGATTGCTGATATACAGCAAAGAATAGCCTTAACGCAACCACAGCAAACAGTAGATCTATCCCTCAGTGACTTCACAATGTCCTCTTCGGACAGTGAGGAGCCAGAACAAGTAGAAAAGAAGAAATACCCAGAGTTTAACAGTCAACTCCTGAAGCACAGTGATACCATCCTCGAAACCTTAGAAAGAATCATACCGGATTACAATACTACACCCTTGCGAATCGTACTCTCGACACCTTATCGTGCACCTCCATCTAAGGAGATCACACTTACAGTACCAATTTCTGAAACACGTAGCGTACGTACTTCATCCGATGATGATCTATCACAATTCGAAGAGATCAAGATAGCTCCAGAACAACCTAAAGAGGATTGGACTGATATACCCTTGAGTGAATCATCAGATTCTATGAGTTCATTTGAAGTTGTAGACATACCGACGGAAGAGGCTCCTAGACAACCAAGCTACTATACCGAAGATATACTGAGAAGTGAACTACCTTCTCACGTATCCTGGCTTAACTTTAGTGAATATCTAGTGCGGAAACAAATCATACCTCAACCGAACGATGAACTTAACAGAGATGGCATTTTCTATCAAACCCGAATAGACGAGAACACTGGCAGACAATATATACATTTCGAAATGGTAGAATCAGCTATAAGATATACAAGCCAGATAGAAGAAGAAATTCTCATCAAGAACAGAATGGTACCGATAACTAAAACGTTCCACGCTTCTAAGGATGGAAGTGATAAAGGATATGTTACATTAACATATCCCCAGACATCAGGAACTCAAATGGGATTGAGATTGTCTTTCATAGTGTTATGTATATTACATCACTTCGCAGTTTGGAAATCAGGAGACCCTAGATCCGCTTGCGTATTCGGAGACGACATATGTGCTAATTGGAACGAAGAAACCGTATCCAAATACCTAGGTGCTATGCACGAGCTAGGATTTATCATGAACCAATCAAAAGAATACCGATCAAAGAATTACTGGCTCTTCTGCGGAACCCACTTCGATGGTAAGAGACAAACTTACTTCG